TGGTATGTTCGATAGCTTCTTTCAATAACGGCGGACGATTTACTACGCTAAAATGGGACCGTCGGGAAAAGCTGTACATCCCGATTAAACTAGACGCAACCGAGAATGGAGAAAGTGATGAGTAATATTCAAAACCTCTTTGAAGAGGACGCAGATGCATTGCAGATCAAGAACGAAGATCTGACTAGCGTAGGTGCTTTGGCGAAACGTGCCAAGGAGCTAGAGAAAGAAATAGACGAACTGGAATTAACTCTTGGTGAGCGCAAGCAGCAACAGCGTAAGCTTTTGGAAGAGACGATCCCAGCGATGCTACAGGGCTTTGGTATGCAGAAATTTACCATGTCCGATGGCAGCACTATCGAGGTAAAACCTTTTTACTCTGCCAGTATCAAAGAAGAAAATCGTGCTGTCGCTTACGAGTGGCTTCGTAAGAATGGCTACGATGACATCATCAAAAACACAGTGTCAGTGCGCTTCGGTCGTAATGAAGACACACTCTGTTCTAAATTGATTGATGGCTTGCGTGAGCAAAACTATCCAGTAGAGCAAACGCAAAAGATTGAACCGCAGACGTTAAAAGCATGGGTGAAAGACATGGTAGAACGTGGCGTTGAATTTCCATCAGAAACATTTGGCGTGTACTCAGGCCATAAAGCAACTATCAAATCAACATAAACCAAGGAGCAAGGACCATGGCAAAGAACGAAATCGCAGAAAAAAAGGAAGCATCATTAGTGCTAATAGCTAGCTTTGAAGATGATGCAGTAGCAGGCGGCTTTGAGAACATGAATCAGGAAGATTTTGCTCTTCCGTTTCTACGTCTTTTGACAAACACCAGCCCAGAGGTAGGTGAAGTGGACGGCGCTATGCCGGGCATGATTTACAACACAGTAACAGGACAGCTTTACGATGGTAAAAAAGGAATTACAGTTATCCCATGTGCGTACATCCGACAGTACATTGAATGGGCCCCACGTGGTAGTGGTTCAGGAGCACCCATTGCTATTTATCCCGCAACGAGTGACATCCTTTCAAGAACCCATCGTGAGCCGGGCGATAACAAGGATTATCTGGACAACGGCAACTACATTGAGAACACTGCCAATCATTACGTGATGGTCATTGGTGACAATGGTATTCCAGAGCCTGCTCTGATTACTATGAAGTCCACGCAGTTAAAGAAATCACGTAAGTGGAACAGCATGATGCAGTCCGCCAAAATGATTGGTAAGAACGGTGCGTATACACCACCAATGTTTTCGCAGCTTTATCGTTTGTGTACACAAGCGGAATCAAACGACAAGGGTAAGTGGTTTGGCTGGGAAGTGGAGCGTATTGGACCGATTGAGGATGCAGATATGTATTTGGCTGCAAAATCCTTCGCACAGAGTATTAACTCCGGCGATGTAAAGGTAAAACACGCTAATGAAGAATCCATAAAAGAATCTTCAGAGCACGAACACTTCTGATTTACGGGGGAAAGCGGATGCTGACCAGTTAGCTGAAATGCAAAGGCAGTGCAGCGAGTACCCCACCTTTTCGAGATGATAGAGAATGCCCGACATAACAAAATTTAAGGCTATATTTAGTGGGCTTGATATAGCGTATGGCACATACATAGCTAAAGGGGAACGAGGTGACGGAAAACAAAATGGTCAAGCAACCGTTGTTAGACAGCCTCCTACCGACGCGCTTTGGGAAAGGCATCTGGCTGGCGTTGAGCCTTCTCTGGGGATCATTCCTATTAGGGCTGATAACAGTTGTATATGGGGGTGCATTGATATTGATCAGTACCCTCTTGACCATAGAGGCCTTGTTGAAAAAATTGCTGGACTCAAACTCCCGTTAGTCGTATGCCGTAGTAAATCTGGCGGCGCACACTGTTTTTTATTTGTAAAAGAACCTATTCCTGCACGAGAGATGCAGGAGTATCTAAAAGCCTGCGCGGCACTTCTAGGAGAAGCTGGACGTGAGATATTTCCAAAACAGTCGGAGATACTTGTTGATCGCGGAGACACGGGTAACTTCCTTAATCTTCCCTATTTCTCAGGAGACGCGGGAACACGCTATGCAATTAATTCAGACGGTTCTGCAGCTACGCTCGATGAGTTCTATGCGATGTACGAAGCAGCGGTGCAGACCTCGCCGCTCCAATTTCCGGATGCGCCAAAAGTCGCGGAGGCTGCAATTAAGGACGGCCCCCCGTGCCTTCAAGCGCTATGTTCACAGGGATTTCCGGAAGGTACTCGGAATAACGGGCTATTCAATATCGGAATTTATCTCAAGCAGATTAGTCCTTCTGCATGGGAAGATAAGTTGGTTGAATATAACCTAAAGTATTTTACTCCACCTCTACCTAATAACGAGGTGCAGATAGTCATCAAGCAGTTGAGCAAAAAAGATTATCGCTACAAGTGCAAAGACGCACCATTAAATAGCTATTGCAATAGTGGGCTGTGCCGTACCCGTAAATACGGAATTGGCGGACATGGTCCAGATTCTCCGACATTATCGTCGTTATCAAAATACGCCTCTGAGCCACCACTGTGGTTCCTTGATGTCGATGGGCGGCGCGTGGAACTCGAAACAGATAGTTTGTACAATCAAATGGCTTTTCAAAAAGCCTGCTTGGAGAAACTCAACACACTTCCACCTACATTAAAAAAGACGGATTGGGAACAGTTGCTCAACGGTCTTTTAAAAGAGATGGTAGAGACTGAGCAAATTGCTGAGGCCAGTGAAGACACGTCTGTCACAGGACGCTTCATGGACCTCTTAGAAGAATTCACTACGCATATGCAGCAAGCGATGGACAGAGATGAATTGCTGATGGGTAGGCCATGGGTCAATACAGATGATGGCAAATGCTACTTCCGTATAAAGGATTTAGAAAGCCACCTAAAACGAAACAACTTTGTTGGCATGACCTCACCTAAGATGGCACAGCGCTTACGCGACATCGGCGGCGAACCTATTCCTTTGTTCCTAAAAGGTAGGACAGTGCGTTGCTGGCGAATACCCCAGTTTGATAAGCAAGACGCACCGTTCAACACACAAACTGTGCGTGACGTAGGGAGCCCGTTCTAATGGTCCGAGGCGTACCTAAAATGAAAAAGATACCGACTATGAAAAGGGTGTCTCAGCTTAAACGGGGAACTATTCCTTCTATTAAGAAGGCTGTAGTAAAAAAGGTTACGCCTGTTATCGTTGTTGCGAAAGAAGCTAAAAAAGAACCAAGGACCACGGAGCATAAGACAAAACGGCTTTTACATTTAGAGCACGTAGAAGATCATTTGTTTTTGTCCGGTAAGCAAGGTTATGACTATGCCGTTCGTTTTTTATCCGCAGTACATACTGCCTTAGTAGAAGGAAAAAATACTGCCTCTATTACCGAAAAGTTAGATGGGAGTCCTAGCATTGTGTTTGGATACCATCCAAGCAACAAAAAGTTTTTTATATCTACTAAGTCTTTTTTTAATAAAAATCCAGTTATTAACTATTCTCATGCGGATTTAATAGACCGCTATAGTTATGCTCCTTTGCTTCTAGCAAAGATGAAGGTCGCTTTTGATAATCTTTCAAAGATTACTCCTGAGACAGGGGTATATCAGGGAGATCTTTTACATGTAATGGGAATTAATGTAGAAGAAACAGTTGATGGAATGTCCTTTCTTTCCAACACTATTACCTATAGTGCCACCGGAGATTTTTCTAAGCGTATTTATAATTCAGTAATGAGCATTGCTGTGCACGTTGAATACACTGGAACAGATGTTTTATCCCTTACGGCAAACTATAAAATAGATCGTTCAAGATTTATTTCGCACCAAGACGTACTTTTTATTGATACCCGTTCTAATCTCACTAAGGCTTTTGCAGTAAGTGAGCAATTTCAACAGTTCCTAGAGTCTGCTAAAGAAATAGAAGCGTCTTTTTCTCATGAGGACTACGAGAGTCTTAGCAAGTACTCTAAGAAAATTATCACTTACATAAATGCTTGTATCAAGAAAGAGAAATCCCCTACTGCATTAGACCTTTCAAACACAGTGCCTAATACAGAACTGCTCGATAGGTTTTTTATGCTTCACTCTTATTTACAAAGGGCCAAGGATCATCTTAATGATGCTTTATCCTTTACACGGATGTTTCGTACCCACATAAATGGTAAGCCTACAAAGGGTGAAGGATTTGTTGCACTGCTTGATGGCATTCCTAGCAAAATTGTAGATCGTATGGAATTTAGTAGAGAGAACTTTTTACGCCATTCAAACGAAAGTTTTACTAAATCCACCGTAGTAGCGTTTGGAAGAATGAATCCTCCAACTAAAGGCCACGAGAAATTAATTGGCATAGTTAAAAATGAAGCTGAAAAACACAACGCTAATTATTTAATTGCGATAAGCAGTAGTCACGATAGCAAAGATAATCCGCTTGCTCCTTTGTTTAAGCTCCAACAGCTGCAGAAGTTGTTCCCTAATACGGATATGTCTTTGCTTAAAGAAGACGAGTCTTTTATCCGATGCGTTAGTAATTTGTTTTCTACTGGAACAGATCATCTTATCGTAGTGGCGGGCTCGGATAGATTAGGACAGTATGAAGAAAACTTGTTTCGTTACAACGGTCGAGACGAGTTTTTTAACTTTAAAAAAATAGAATTTGTATCTTCAGGGCAAAGAGAGGCCGATGATATATCTGCTTCAAAAATGAGAGCGTTTGCCACCATCCACGACTACTCAAACTTTAGGGCGGGACTTCCGTCTACGGCGAAAGAAGAGCAGGCACAGCAAATATACGAAGAAGTTCAAAAGGCTCTTCTATGACTACTATTCAGAAAATATTTGGTCCACCGGGCAGCGGTAAGACTACGTATCTATTGAACGTCGTAGACAAAGAGTTAGAGGATGGCGTGTCCACCTCTAACATCGGCTACTTTTCCTTCACCAGAAAAGCAGTCAACCAAGCACGAGACAGAGCTATAGAGAAGTTCCCGTTCTTAAATGCAAAGACTGACTTTCCTTATTTCAGGACACTGCACAGTCTTGCCTTTAGGTGCTTATTAACAAAAGTAGATGACATGATGCAGGCGGAGCACTATGCAGAATTTGCTAAAGAAGCTGGCATATCCCTTGAGATATCTAATGACAGTGAGGAAGGTTATGCGAAAGCGGAAAATCCAATCCTTAGTGAGATCAACCTCGCCAGAATCATGGGCATGGACTTACGGACCCACTATAACAACTCTTCTATCGACATCGAATGGCATCACTTCGAGTTCGTCGAACGATCCTATCGCCACTATAAAAACGCACGAGGCCGGCTCGACTTCACTGACCTCCTTGAACTCCTCGCCATTGAGAAGCAACGCATACCACGACTAGAAGTACTCATCATTGATGAAGCACAAGACCTCTCCCGCTTACAGTGGGAGATAGTTCATGCGCTCGTGGAACGCGCCTCGCGGATCTACATCGCAGGCGATGATGACCAAGCGGTGTTCACATGGGCTGGAGCAGACGTAAAATCCTTCTTGGAGTTCAAAGGTGACATACGTGTACTGGAACAAAGCTACCGCGTCCCTGCCTCTGTGCACCGATTAGCTAACGATATCGTCAGCCGTATCCGAGAGCGCCAATCAAAAGATTGGAAGCCCCGCGACTTTGAAGGAACCATCCGGCAATACCAGCGCTTTGAGGATGTCTACGTAGACGATGGGGAATGGCTCATTCTCTCTTCTACCAATTACATGCTCAACCCTGTGCATGAATGGCTAAAGGGTAATGGCGTTTTGTTTGAACGCAATGGCGTACCCAGCCTGTCCCATACCATGATTAAAGCCGTTATGGATTGGGAGCGCCTACGCAAAGGACTCTCGTTAGGTATAACGGATATACAAGGTATATACAAATACCTAGGATCAAAAGACGTGGCCCGCGGCTTTAAGACGTTCAAGGGGGACCTAGATGTTCTTGAGTATGATTTATCCGCCCTGAGTAACCACTACGGGCTGTTGACTGATGACCCATGGTACGACGCGTTATCTCGTATCAGCGCAGATAAGATTGAATACTTACGCGCCGCGTTACGTCGTGGCACTAAGCTATCCAGCACGGAACGCATCAAGCTCTCCACGATCCACGGAGCAAAGGGCGGGGAGGCAGACAATGTCCTACTCTTCCTTGACCTGTCCCCTAAGTTTTACAA